CTGGTTTCTGAATTAATTGTAGAGTTTTCCTTCTCTATAGTTGATGTATTTAACGCTGTTGTCAGAATATAGTTATACTGACCTACTCGCCATAACGCGAAATCCAAATAGGATCTTAATGATTTTCAACAGCTTAAATCGGTATGCTCTCTCACTCATTCCATATGAATGATGCATATTCGTCAATAGAAACACCCTCCGACCTTTCGGCCATCCCACCTCCAAAGCTATTAGACTTTGTGTTCAAGGGACTGTGTTCTATACCCTCAGTATGTGTTGGTTAGACACTACTAGTCGAGTACGGTTGGTAAAATAAGACCCGAAATTCTAAATCTTACCGTGCAGGGACCTTCGTGGTATGCACCGTTAACTATCTTTCATCATCCATGTGCGACGATTTATGAGAGATTGAGCTTTCGTGGATGGACATCAATACCATCCGGAAGTTTATCCAGATTCACGACTGGAATTACGAATTTCTTCTTCTCATGTTCTAGATCAGTTACAGATCTAACGACCACATCAGCGAATTCTTCTCTATCTCCGTTGGCGTACATTTGTGCACGTGCCCACGACGCATTGTTATTCAGTAGAGTTTTAAGTCTTCTACGATTACATTGCTCTTCAAGGATATTAATTCGATCTTCCTCTCTTGCATCGCCCATTTCTTCATTAAGAATCTTGACGAGCTGGGGTTGATGAGTAAATAAAACTTCAACCGCAAACAACGAATATAATTTTGAATAACCTAAGTCCATTTCAAAATAGTTGTAGGCTGGCACTTCCTCTAACAAAAATTCTTGAGGGTCATCTGATGAACTTTCTGTCATACTCCCAGAAGGAGTACCGACTTCAATCCATTGATAGTTCTCTTCCTCGACACCGATCTGTTTGAAACGATCGTTAACAATTTTGTGAGTCTTCCATTCGATGAAGTTTTGTGGCCGTTCAACGTGTAATCCTTTGATAAGATCTCCGGATTTTTGCTGATTCATTATGAGTATAGAAGCCAATTTTCTATCTCGCTCGGACATACAACAGTCCTGCACCCTCTTCAATCCTGGCCCTCCTAAGAAATTTGGAGCAGTCCAAGGTATATTCGGATACGCTTTTAAAACGTCTGAATTGTAATATATAAATCTTTTATTAACATCTGGAATCAAAAAACCAGGGGATGTTTCTAAAAGTTCATGATGAACGGCACCTAATCTTTCATAAAGTACCTTGTCTCCACCTTCGCCTGAAGCTACGGATCTCTTTTTTCCCAACATCAATCCCATATTAACGAATTTCCTCAAATGCCAATTTTCATCAACATAATCAAAAGTTCTTGAATTAATAACACAGATTGGTTTATGTGGTAAAGAAAAAAGAGTTTTCCCTACAGAGGATTCTAGACCTCCGTATCTGGTAATAACTAACCAGAGCGTCTTCAAGTCGAGAGTATTACTGTGTAAAGGTTCTCGTGGACCTTTCATTGTGCAGTCATCCCCATTTACTAGGAGTCGTGCCAACGGACAATTATTGTAATCTTCATCAACAATTCTTAATTGTTTTAAATGAGCTAATTCTAAAGCTAAACGGCAAAAACACGCGTTCGCTAAACAGAGAAAAGGAAAAGAAGTCACTGATCCCATCAGTTGACCCTCTCGCTGTGCTCTCTCTTGATATATGATATTACCACGCTTATCTTTCCCAATTGGTATTTGGAAGATATGTCCTGTTAAGGATCTTATTAGCATAGCTTTATGATCATCATCAATATGAAAATCAGTCTCATTTTCCCGCAGAACTTCAATAAGTTCTTCTGCAAGAGCTTCCGAAACCCATGAATGTAGGTTGTCAGTACTGGCCTTGTAGTCCCCATTGATCATTATTTCATCAGGATCAATGGTGTTAAAAGCATTTCGTACATGTATAACGTCAATTGGCTGACCAATCAGTCCAAAAACGGAATTACGTTTCAATGTACTCCACATGAATTTTTGTAAAGGCTTTAAAAATGAATAAAGAAGGGGAGGACCTTTAGAGATCGTCCGACACTTCAGAGCTTCGGCTAATCCTACAGATCTAACCAAAGGTCGTTCATCGAAAGCTTTAAACTTCATCTTATCCATGAAAGAGTTCCATTTTAAACGCAAGGGTTCGTCGTTATATAGTACCGCCTTAGCAGGTTTCTCTTCTTCGGATTCATCCATCAGAATCTGTTCTTTCACGCCATTTTCTCCATATTGTCTAGAGATAGGCATCGAAAGCGTAACATCAATTACATCAGTTTCAATGACAGCTTTTCCAAAACTTTCAAACTCCGGATCACCCCGTACGATAGAATTCCATACAGAGAGGTACACTCCACCATTCGCCATTTTATTTGGTTGACAGGCTGAGGTACTCGGAAAGAAGGGTTCGTAATGTGCTTTCTTATTATAGTCAGCTTTACGGAATACTTCCCTAACGGTTCGTTTGAGTTCCAAAATCAGAGATTCTTTACTTAAGACAAAATCCCCATTAAAACCAGCTCCCAGAACTATATCTGGTAACAGAGCTTTCGGTTTCGTGGTTAAGTGCACAGTTGACTCAGCAACTTTCTTCTGGATGTAGTCGTCTCCTGGACGAGGCATTCCCATTTTTGCAACATTCATTGTAAGAATAAACGAAGCAAATTCAGAAGGATTACTCCTTTGGAAATTACGCTGGGATTTAAGAACCAGACCACCAAAGATGGCATGAGGAAGATCTTGTCCAATACCCTTAATAACATGTACATGATCCTTTCCTTCACACTCATAATAAGAGTAAAATGCACATAGTTTGTATTTGAAATAAGATACCCACTCCAGTTCTCCATAATCTTCGAGATACTGTAACATTCTAGCGAGTGAATTGGTAAAACTCTTTATTATCCTGCAATTGTATCTAAGTTGTATAAATGTCAGGTGAGTTTTATCTTCGTAAGGTCTTCGGAGTATTCCATATAAAAAGAATATCTCTAATATGCACACGAAGCCTTCATAAACTTTTTCATAATTTTCAACAGAAATGGTTGGGAAGAGCTCTAAGAGTTCTTTCTTCCTCAACCTCATTAAGTTTCTGTAAGAAAAATTACCACTTTCTCCGGGCGTGAGTAACCCCGTTGATCGTTCCATCATAGCTTTGGAAGGTCGATCAGTAGATCCATCTTTCAATGAATCGAGCATGTTTACAAGATTAGTTTTTAAC